TCAAAACCAAAGTGCAACAACTCCATCAGGCGGATCAGGTGGTGGTGGTGCTGGTTGTACCTCTACGGTTAATGCGGTTGCTGGGTCAATAAATACAGGCGGGGGTGGTGGGGGCGGTGGTAGCACAGGCGCTAATGGTGGGTCAGGTGTTGTTATTCTTTCTATTCCAACTAGCAGTTACTCAGGCACAACCACAGGAAGTCCAAGTGTATCAACTAGCGGAACAAGAACTATCTTAACTTACACATCATCTGGAACTTATACAGCTTAAAAGGAGCAATCATGTCGCACTTTGCAAAAGTAGAAAACGGAGTAGTAGTCCAAGTCATCGTAGCGGAACAAGATGTCATTGATAGTGGCATCTTTGGTCATGGATGGGTACAGACTTCTTACAATACTCATGGTGGACAACATCCTGAAGGCAGACCTTTGCGAAAAAACTACGCTGGTATCGGCTACACATACGATAGCCAACGAGATGCCTTTATTCCACCACAGCCATTCCCAAGTTGGGTAATGAGTGAAGAAACCTGTTTATGGAGTGCTCCAGTACCTTATCCTACCGATGTAGGCACAGCAGAGAATCCTAAGCGATATAATTGGGATGAAGCTACAACCTCTTGGGTAGAACTTGCATAGGTGACATTATGTTCATAATTGACTGGGTTTTTGATAAGATGGGCTACACCAAAAAGGTGCATTGGCTAACTTTACTCAATGATTGGGAAGGCACAATAAAGGCCACGCCTAAGAAAACAGTTAGAAAACCTGCGGTCAAAAAGACTCCTACTAAGACTGTCAGGAAGAAAAATGGCTAACCAGATTGAAAAAGAAATCGTTAAGGAAGCCATTAAAGAATGGTTAAACGAGAAAGTAACCCAGTTTGGTTGGTTCTCTATCCGTACTATTTTTTATGTCTTTGTAGGCGGTTTAGGTTATGCCTACCTATCTACGCATGGGTGGTCTTTGCCAAAATGAAACTATGGAACTTCACGAAGGGATTAAAACCCTAACCAGTAACCTTGATACAAGCCGTCAATCGGCTAAAGAACTGTCTAAAAGTATTGAGAATGTACAAAAAGAAGCTACCGATGTTGCAGTACAAAGGAACATAGATAGACGCAGAGAGTTACGAGAAAACGAAGTACGCAAAGAGCTGTTCTTAAAACGAGTCCTAATTCAATGGGAACACGAAGAACGGGTTAGGCGAGAAGAAGCACAAATTAGAGCCGACTTTCTTAAGAAATACGGCAAACGATGGGCAGAAGTCGAAGCGTTAAAAGCTAAGTTAGAGAAGCAAGAAAAAGAGTTTCAGAAAGAATTTAACAAAGATTTAAACAAAGCTAAAGTTGCACAGTTTTGGTGTTTTGCGGTAGCTGGCGTAATAGCTTACTTTTTAGTATGGGGTTATAAATAATGTTTCCATTGACAGCAATTCTTGATATTGGCACAAAGCTCATCGACAAGCTTATTCCTGACCCCGAAGCAAAGGCTAAAGCTCAGTTAGAACTGGTAAAACTCCAACAAGAAGGCGAACTGGCTAAGATGCAAGCCGATATAGCCGAAGCCCAAGAAGTTACAAAGCGTTGGGAAGCCGATATGTCTAGTGACAGTTGGTTATCCAAAAACATCCGCCCAATGGCTTTAATCGCTATATTTGGGGCTTATTTCCTATTCGCTATGATGTCTGCCTTTGGCTACGATGCTAACCAAAACTATGTCCAGTTGCTTGGTCAATGGGGTCAAATTGTATTCTTAGCTTATTTTGGTGGTAGAACGGCTGAAAAGATTATTGAAATGAAAGCGAAGAAATGAGATTTGAGGACTGTTTAGCCCGTATATTGAAGCACGAAGGTGGTTACAGTAACGACCCGTTGGACTCAGGTGGTAGAACCAATTTAGGGGTCACACAGAGGGTTTGGGAAGAATTCGTAGGGCATCCTGTCACCGAAGCCGATATGAAGGCTCTAACCCCCGAAAAAATAGCCCCAATGTACAAATTAAAGTATTGGAATCCTAGCTACTGTGAAGTCTTACCGAAAGGACTTGATTATGTGGTATTTGATTTTGCCGTTAATGCAGGGACAGGGCGAAGCGTTAAGACTTTACAACAAGCGATTGGATGCGTGGCTGATGGAGTTATCGGGCCAAAGACTATGGCAGCAATTAACGATGCAAACCCTAAAGACCTTATTGCAAAGTTTTCAGACGCTAGGGCAGACTTCTATCAAGGCATAGTTGCAAGAAAACCCGACCAAGCTCGCTTTATTAAAGGATGGCTTAATCGGGTTGAGGATGCTAGAAAACTAGCTCTTGAGGAAAATAATCAAGACAATAAAGAGTCCTAGTAATAACAAGCCTTTTTCTGTCCAATACGCCCTATTTAGACGGGCAGGGTCGTAAATTAAATAAGACTGAAGCTCTAGCATATCGGAGTCGGTTTCAATGTACTTAGGTGGCACATAATATTTACCGATTTGTACTTTGCCGTTGTTGTATGGAATGTTCATAGATAACTCGCTAATCCATAACCTAGAGTTGTACAAACTACTGCAAATAACACAAATAAAATTGTAGCTACAAATGGGTTCATGAGTTCACCATATCGTTAATTGCTTCTTGGATTTGTTCAAATATTGGGTTATTAGCGACCATCTCATAAATGCTAATGCCACCCACCTCTAAGTCCTCAATCTCTACATAGCTGCCCATGATGCCAACAGCAGGCTCACTAGGCAATTCTGTGCCATACACATCAATAGGTGTATCGCCAAGCGTTACAGTACCAATCATGATATTCCCCCAGTTCTTATTACATAAACAATAGCAGGTATGCCAAATGCCAACACACCTGCAACCATACCTAATAAAAAGTCTTTCATAGTTTCCCCCTTATTTATAAATTTGCAATGTAATTTTTGCAATTTGTAAATGTTTTAAATTTTGCAACTTGTTTATCGTTATCAAAAATTAAAAAATTTGTACCAACACCTTGAACAACAAAAGCTTTTAAATCAGTACATGCTTGTTTAACAAAATATTTGCGGTCTTTTTTGTCGCCTATTTGTGTTATTGCTAATGTATTCATTTTAATTCCCCCTGTGTTAATGACTCCATATTAAGCTAACTTAACTATTTGTGCAAGAATTATTTATAGTGTGGCTAAAAAGCAACAGGGCAGATTTGGTAGCTGTTTCATGTAACGCAGAAAGCCACAAAATTCGTTACTTGCTACATCCTCTTGCGATGGCTTAACGCCCTGCGAAAAGGTGGGGTGGCCCTCAGTGTGAAGGAGATTGTGGCAGGGGGATTGCCGCCACCCCGTAATCATTATAGTTTGTTTTTAGCCCTATAAAACGCTAATAAATGGGTAAAACATTCCCACCCAATTCTCAGGTCATCTTCAGGTATCTCTACTAGTTTAGCTTTATTTTGTAGGGCGTTGACATAAACAATCGCACACCGAGCTTTAGGCATCTCAAACCCTTGTCGGTAGGCTGATAATTGCATTTGGTGGTCAAAGAAGTAATCGAGCTTGTCTAAGTCTTTCTCAGTTGTTTTAAAGTCAACCACAAAGCCTGACTTGGCAACTAGGTCGCATTTACCGCCAAACCCACCATAAGCAAAGGACTTCTCAGAAATCCATAGCTGTGAGCCAAAATGCTCGTTTATGGCGTTTTCTACGGCTCGGACATAGGGTGGTAGCTCAGGTATGTAAATGCCCTCGTAGAAGGCTTCTATGACCCCATGTATCTGCGTTCCCCGTTCCGCAGCTTGCTTGGCAGTTTCCTTGCTATCAGCAACTACTCGACTTAGCCAATCTTCCTCAGATTCACCCTCTAAACGAGGTAATGTAAGAGCAGCGAGTATGGCTTGCTCTTGCAACCATCGCTGTAACCCCTCACCCTTGCTTGCACAACCGATGATGGTGGTAACTGAGGGCAGTAAGCCATGTTCTCTTGCGTCTTTGACAGTTGAGTTTCTTTCTTTGCCGTTCTTGCCAACGATGCGATAGGCTGGACTGCCATCGGGTAAGTACCAATGACCGCTCTCACTTGTATTCTCTTTCACTAACATAATTCCCCCTGTTAAACATTACATTAACTGTAGCACAGCCATTCTATCGTCTGAGTTTTTAACCCTGTCGGCACAAGCCTGAACCACAGTCTTAATGACAGTTTCCAAGTCATCTTGGGCAAATCCGATGATGGGTACTTCTTCATCGTAGCCCCGTTCTTGAAAGGTCTTGACTGTATATTTTTGGTCAATAAAGTCTTTAATCATGTGGTTCATGGCTTACTCCTAAAGGTTAATTCCCCCAGTTAGCGACAAATTGTTACCCATTGGCAACCGCCCCCACCGCAAACATACTGTTGCCAGCAATTTGCTTGTTGGGCTACTGCAAAACCAACTACAAAAAATGTTGCGAATATTGCGAGTGCTTTTTTCATACATTTCCCCTTTTAAAATGGAACATCGTCATCAATAATTGCTGCGTCTTGCAACTGCTTATTTACATCAGGTTTATTAAAAGTATTGCGGTACTCGGCTGACAGCATGATTTGGTCTTTTAGACCTTGCGATAAGCTGTCAAATACTTCTTGGTCAAACTTCTGCAAGTCAAACAATATGCAAGGGTTTACGCCCTGTGGTACACCTGCTTTTTGTACGATTGCGGGAACTGGAGTAATAGCCACCGCATCAGCGTAGGTATTGCCGTTATTAGCGGTTCTATGCTGAACAGTAACCATGCACCATTTATCTAACAAATTGCGTAGGTCAAAACCACGCAACTCATCATCGGTAAATGATTTGCCACGCCAAGATTCCAAGTCCTTCCGTAACGAAGCCTTATCGCCTAGCGACAGCGTGTAGTTGCGTGTTTGGATAAGGGGTTTGCCCTCAATCTTTAAGTCATCGCCATGAAGCTCCCAAAAGAACTTCACTTTGCGTAGCATCTTGACTTGACCCATGTACTCAGATTTCTGTGTACCTAAGTCAATAATTCGGTATAAACGAGCTAGGTGCGACCCTACTGGGGCTACCTTAAACTCTTTCTTTTCTGTAGTTGTGCCTGTCACAATCATTGTTTCCCCCCAAAAATATTAGAAAAATCGTCAAAAATCGTACCCAAAATGGGGCTAATCCTACGCTTATTGGGTAAGCCACAATGAAACCTGATTAGGTCTATCTCTGCCAAAGTCAACATATCGCCATCCTCTGCCTTGTCTAAAGCTATGTTTAGGCGTTCTTGCTCTTGTAACTGTTCGTTATAAAGTTCTTGCATATCATCCATAATCATCTCCAAAAGTAAACAGCTTATGCTGTACTGATATATTAAGCCAAATTAAATAAATGTGCAAACTATTTGAATGTGCGTTGTTTATTTGTTAAACTTGCTTAATGCGTAAGAAAAAAGTGTTTACCGATAGCCAAATTATCGAGTTACTGGGTGGCCCTACCAAAATAGCCAAAATCTGCAAAATTAGCGTACCTGCGGTGTCCATGTGGAAAAACACAGGGATTCCAGCCGATAAAATGGTTTATTTGGGGGCGTTGCTAGAACAGGAATCTAAGGGTTTGGTAAGCCGTAAGGACTTATTTCCTGAAAGTTACCAGTTGATATGGCCTGAGTTGCGTTGATTTGATGTTATACTGTGTATGCAGATTAGACCCTGTTTAGTATTTAACTCGAAGCCATAAGACCCTTTTGGGTTGTTCTGAGCGTTTACTAAATGTTTTCGAGTCATTTATTAAGCGGGTCTAACTTAGAGCAACCCAAAGGGGTTTTCTCTTTCTGTCTAGCCCGCACACAGGCGTGATGATGCGGTAAAGGCCGTAAATACTTCAGAAGCGAAACGGCAGCAATGCCCCATATTTTGCGGATAAATGAGCAAAAATTATGGAACTGTCCTATTGTCTAACGACAGGGGAAACTGGGTAGTCTTGGTAATACATAGACCTGAACAAGCAAAAGAACCCATCATTTATTTACGACTGATGTCCGAAACATCCGAAGTCGCATAATTCATCCTATCTACGGATAGGAGTATTACGCCCTTAATCCTCACAAACCGATTCGCATACGAAAAGTTATATAAATGTTATATAAACCGACTTTATGTAACATATATAACCCATAAGGTATAAGTTTTGTACAAAATATAACTCATAAAAACCTTTGTTGTATTTTTGCTACACAGCATAAAACGCTTGCAATAAATGTTAAGTTGGCTTAACCTATGTATGTTGATTAATTTTTTCGGGGGAACAAAATGAAATACATTAGCGTAGTAGATACAGCAAAGTTGATTAGAGCAGCTTTAAAAGAATCGTTTGCTGGCGTAAAGTTTAGTGTCAAAAGCAGTAGTTATGCTGGCGGTGCTTCAATAAACATTTCGTATGTTGACGGCCCAACTTCTAAACAAGTCGAAGATGTAATTAGCGTGTTTGAAGGTTCTTATTTTGATGGTATGCAAGATTACAAAGGTCAAAATTACGCAAATCTTGATGGTGAAGAAGTTAAATTTGGTGCTGACTTTGTGTTTGTTAACAGAAAATTGACAAGTGTGTTTTTAACTGGCGTAATTGTTGATGTGTGTAATGAATATGGCTTAGACAACGAAGTAACTGTTTATGTCAGTAGTTACGACAATGCAGCTAGTATTAGCAAAGTTTCTGAAAACGCAGATAGTTTAAAAAGAGGTTTTGCTCCTTATGATATTCAAAGAATAATTAGTAACAAAGTTGCAGAAACAAGTTTATGTGATACAGCAGTTAGTAAGACAGCAGGTCGGGTCTATAGCATGGGTGATGACGGCTATGGGTATGGTTGTGTTGGTAAATTAGCAGCTTAAGGGGGATATATGAATAGCAATATTTTAGAAAAAAGTTTAGCCGCACAAAAGTTAGTATTTAATCAAAGTCGTGACCCAGTTCAAAAAGCTAGGGTCAAGTCAAGAATTGAAGTATTAGAAAAACAATTACTTGATTTGCAAAACGAAAACATTGCGTTAAGAAAACAGTTAAAAAGTGCTTGTAATGCTTTGATGGAGATTAAATTAAAATGAACGCTGAATTATTACAAAAAAAGCTGCCAAAACTTATGACTTTTGAGTTTGCTGGTGCTAATTTGGTTGAGGTTTACAAAGAACCAAAGTCGTTTATACGGGATGGTCAGTTGTATATTAGTGCTGAAAATGGCGATGATGCTGCTGACTATTATGGTGAATACAGAGGTGGCGACCCGTACATAAACCCTGAGTTGTTAAAGTTTGCAGAAAAAAACAAAGGGTATTTTGAATGGGAAAACCCTGCTTGCATTGTGTTTGTAAAGCAATAACCATGAAATATTTATTGCTTTTTTTAATGGTTGGGTCGGTTCAGGCCCAAACCTATGTCATTACTACGCCACAAGGTAATGTTGCTAACTATGTACAAATACAGGGCAATCAAGCTCAAGTCTTAAATAGTCAAGGTAATGTGGTGCAAAATTTGACCATTTACCCAAATCAGGCTGTTACACCGCAAGGTTATGCTATTGGTATTCCTAGCTATACAGTACCGATGAATCCACCAAGCCCACCTAGCCCAAGAGTTTTGCAATGACTACATTTACAACTGAAGACAGACTTAATGCTTATAGTCATTACAAGATTTATGACGAAAATGGCGAATTAATGCGTACAGTTAAGACTAAGCACGAAGCTGTACACCTTACTCAGACTTATACCGATTGGTCATACCAGTTTGTAAAAGCCCAAAAACTTGATTTACCTGACGCACCTTTCTAATGAGTGCTTGGCTAATTATTGTGACGGGGCTTATTTATGCCTATATAGGTATAGAACAGGGCTTTAAAGGTAATACAGCTATGGCAGTTGTATATAGCGGTTACGCATTTAGTAATATTGGACTTTATATACTTGCAACAAAATAGGGGGATGTGTGGAGTTTGAGAAATTTTGGATGTATTGGCCCAAAAAAGTGGCTAAAAAGAAAGCTGAACACGCTTGGTCTAAGCTCACGCAACTTGAAAAGCGTGAAGCCTTAGAAGCCTTGCCCAAACACCTAAGATACTGGCAGATTAAACAAACCGAAATAGACTATATCCCGTACCCCGCATCGTGGATTAACGGGCTTAGATTTCAGGATGTTTTGGATATGACCCCGCCAAAGCCAAAGGTTGATAGGTCATGGATGTTTAGCCAACAAGGTATTGAGAACAAGGCTAGAGAACTAGGAATACTAGGTAACGGGTATGACAGCTACGAAACCTTAAAGAAGAAATGTATGATGCGTATGGGTATGGAGATTGAATAAATACCAATGCGGTGTCAGACAACTATGCAAGTGGCGACATCAATGGGGGTTAGCAAAGTTTAGAGAATATCTATCAAAATACCAAATTGATAGTGATTTACTAAATGGCTTTGTTGAACAATGGAAACGCAATAACAAAGGAAACTGGGGGGAGTGGTTTGATTAGGCAAGTTTTAATAACTGACCAAATGCGTGAAATAGCTCACAAAAAAGCTAAAGAAATGGGCACTTTACGCAATAGCATTTCTAACGGAGATGGCAATGTTATTGGTTTTTTAGGAGAACTTGCTGCGTGGTCTATTATTGGCGGCAAACTAGCAAACACCTATGACTATGACATTGTTTTAAAAGATAGTAGAACTGTTGATGTCAAAAGTAAAAGGGCCAAAGTTGTACCTTTGCCGTATTACGAGTGTTC